AAAAACGATGCCTTTACTCACTTCACAGGTTCACGTTGATGAAGCGTTGAGCAATATCTCAGTTGCTTATGCACAGGAGCAAACACGCTTCATCGCTGACAAAGTATTTCCATCAATCCCAAGCCCTAAACTCACGGACAAATATTTCGTGTTTGATAAAGGGAATTACCTCAGATCAATCGCCGACTTGCGTGCGACCGGTTCTGAGACTGTTGGTGCCAACTACACGCTATCAACTGACACGTTCAGTTGTGACCAGTATGGCGTCCATATGGACCTTGACGATTACGTTGTTGGCAATGCTGATGCAGCGCTCAACATCGAAGTATCCACAACTCAGTACATCACTGAACAGTTGCTTTTGAAGCGTGAGCAAGTCTTTGCTGGTGCTGCGTTTACAACTAGTTTGTGGACCGGTTCAACAACTGGCGGCGACATCACACCAAGCACTAAGTGGGATGCAGCAAACTCAACTCCAATCAACGACATCCGTGAGCAGATTGACTCCGTAGAGAGCAAGACTGGGCGACGTCCTAACGTTCTCGTGCTTTCTAAGGATACCTACACAGCACTTGCAAACAATGACGACCTCTTGCAGCGCGTCAAATATACCCAGACCGGTATGCTGACGACTGACTTGATGGCGAGCCTGTTTGGTGTTGCTCGTGTTCATGTCCCTGGCGCAATCGTCAACAGCGCAGTTCAAGGCGCAACTGACTCATTGGATTTCGTATTTGGAGACGCTAAGGCGGCTCTTTACTACGTGCCAGATGCACCGGGTCTGATGACTCCAAGTGCTGGCTACATGTTTAATTTCACCGGCGTCGCTGGTGGCAATGCTTCAGGACTCCGCGTTTTGAACTATCGCATTGATCACAAGCACTCGCAGCGCATCGAAGCGCTCAGCGCTTTCGACTTCAAAGTTGTGAGCACCGAGCTAGGCGCTTTCTTCACTAGCTGCTTGACCTAATGATCTTTGCAGCCAAACGGCTCAAGCTTGAAGGTGGGGAGGTCTCAGCGTGGACCCCCCTCCCTCATGCGCGTGAGTGGCCCGCTTTCCGGCGTATGCTGGAAAACGGGGCCCTCATTGATGTACCAGATGAAATCTTGTCGCAGAGTATTAAGCGACGAGCTAAAGCGAAGGGTGGCAAACGGTGAGTTTTTCTTTCGATGAAAATCTGAGCACCGACCTCGACAAAGTGCGACTTCGCATCGGTGACACCGACAGCGAGGAAGTCTTGCTTTCCAATGAGACGATCACCGCCCTCCTGACAATTCGAAACGATGTCGTGCTAACCTCCATCGATTGCATCGAAGCAATCCTTGGCAAGTTCGCACGCGAGATAGACCGGCAAGCTCTAGGGCTTGGTGGTCCACGATCTCAAAAAACGACCCACTACCAAGCCCTACTCAAAGAGTTACGCGCAGAGGCGGCGCGAGGCTCAACCGGTGTGTTCTTTGGTGGCGGGTCTATTGCCGAGAAAGAATCAATCCGCAACGATTCAGATGCACCGCTGGCACCGTTTAGACTCGACCAGTTCAAGAACAACGAGGACTGAGATGGCGGCTGACTTCGAGGCAAAGATGGACACAAGCAGCGTTGAAGCGTTTGCTCGTGATTTCGTCAAGAAATACGGCGCGGGTGTCACCAATGCACTAATTGAGTCCGCTCAAATTATGCAAAGGCAACTCCAAGATAGCACGTCTCGAATTCTTGAAAAGGGACGGCACACTGGCAGATTGAGAGACTCATGGAAGCCGAGCGGTGTTTACTTCACTGGATCCGATGAAGCATCAATCGATGTAGTTAGCACGGATCCTCAAACAGGAACCCAGTTGCCTTATGCGTTGATCCATGATCGTGGCGGTGTAATTAGACCCACGAGAGCAAAAGCCTTGGCGATTCCAAATGAAGGCAACACAACGTTTTTTTCCGGGTTCAATAAGAATTTGCCGAGTCCAAGTGATCTTCGCGCCTTTGCGCCAATGAAGAGTGAGCTGCTTTGGCTTGATAAAAAAACCGGAACTCTCAAAGATGACAAAGGCCAAGTTGCTTATTTTCTGAGGCGTAGCGTCAAAATGCCCGCTCGTTGGTACATCAGAGAAGCAGTCAAGCAAGCATTGCCGGAGATTCATCAAGTCTTTGATGAGTTGGTTGAAAACGCGATCGAAGAGGACGCGAAGTAATGCCAACGCCTGCCCGAAAACTAATCTTGAACAATCTGCAAACAACGTTTGAGAGCATCACGACTGGCAATGGTTACAAGACGACGGTGACCAAGGTTCAAGCGTTAGCGCGTGGCTATGCTGACGTTAAAACTGGTGAGCGCCCCTTCATTGGATACGTGCCGCAAGCCGAACAAGTTCAACACCAACCATTCAATCAAATGCTATGCACGCTTAACGTCAGCGTGATCGGTCACGTCAATGGCAACAGTCAAAGCGATCGAAGCACTAAACTCAACAATCTCATCGATGATTTGATAGCAGCACTCAACGTTGACACGACGAGAGGCGCAAACGCGATTAGCACGACTCTCACGCAATTAGAAACCGATGAGGGCGATCCTGATGCGCGTGGTGACGGTTCAGTGCTTGCTCAAGTCCAGGTCAAATATGTTCGGACCACAAGTTCCAGCTAGGAGATCAAAATGACCAAAGTGATTGCCCAGATACCGGTTAGACTAGACGATAAACGAATCGAAGCCGGTGAAACGATAGAAGTGGAAAAAGCGCTTGCTGATGCGTTGATTGAGAGCGGACGATTCAAGTCTGCAAAGACTAACAACAAAAAGAAAAAAGACGAAATTGAGGAGGCCTAATTATGGGAGCAACAACAGATCACGCACTTGGCAGGAATTTAAAATACTTCACCAAGAAAGAAACCGCCGCGGGTGGCTCTTATGGCACCGATTCACAAGAGAGTTTGGCTGGAGCTGATGCGGCAAAAGTTCTCAACTCCTCCATGGAGTTCACTGTTACGCGTAACGATCGGATGGATTCTCGAACAAGTCGATCGGTTCTTGAACGTATCACTGGCAAACAAGAGATCAGTTGGAGTTGTGAGAGTTACTTGTTGCCAGCAGGAAGCACCACCGCTCCAGATATTGATCCGCTAATTGAGGCAGCCTTTGGAGGCTCGTTTGGTGGTTCAGTTGCCAAGACTTACAATCTCAGCAGCAGCAACGCTCTGCCGACTTGTCGCATCGCACGCACTGCCAACGGCGTCTTTCGTGAAGATCTCTTTGGTGCATACGTCGAAGAATTCGGACTTTCGTTAAGCGGCGGAGAGCCGCCCACGATGACTTTCAGTGGTGGCGCTTTTAATTATGCGCTGACAGGCACTGGCACTTGTGCATCTTCCGGCGTAAGCGCAACAGAGTTGCCGCTTCTAAGTGGTGAGGGCGTCAACTTTATGGTTGGCTCCGTGATTGATGTTGATGGCGATGAAACCATTGTAAAGTCAAAGAGCGCTGCTGACACTTTGACTGTCAAGAGTGGCACATATGCCAACAATGATCCCGTCATTCCGTCAACATACACCGAGACGACAGCAGGCAGTCCGTTGAATGGCATCACTGGAAGTTTAACGCTTAACAGCGTGAGCCTTCCAATCACGGCTCTTGATGTCACGATCACCAATAACATCAAAGCATTGTCCGATGAGGCTTTTGAAAAAGGCACTAGCGATTTCGTTTCCGGCTTTCGATCGGTTAGTGGAAGCGTATCCGTCAGAGCACGCAAAGATTTCATCAAGTCATTAGCACAGCGTTATGTTCAAACCTCAGCAACAGCGGATCCAAGTTTTACGACTGTTCCGATTGTCGTGACTATCGGCGCAACCACTGGCTTCAAAGTGGTCGTCACCATGTCCACTTGTGAGCTAGACTTTGGCAGCATTGATGTGCCAGAATCTGATGAAGCAATTCTCAATATTCCGTTTACTGCTCTCGGCAGCAGTGGCGACGATGAAATCACACTGGCTTGGAATCAAGCCTAATCAAACAAGGGGATCACATCATGGAAATCAAGCAAGAGGACGTGCGACGTTACGTGCCGGAATGGAATGGAAATCGTGATCGAGATCAAAACGATCAAATGATTCTCCATCTTGCACCAATGACTGGCGGAGAACTTCGCGCTGTGCATCGATCCGCAATCAAAAGCGACGGTCAAGTTGACATCAACAAAGCACAAGCATCGATTGAACGCATTATCAAAACTCGCGTGGTGCGCGCTGAACGTTGTCTGGACATTCTTGATCGAGGCATCGATGACGGCGAACAACTTTGGGAACGTGCCGAGCAAGCACTAATCGATGAGGCTTATGCCGCAATCACTGAGATCTCCACCTTGAGGTCTGGACTAAAAAAAGATTAAGGCTTGGCGCTCGTTTCTTAGCGAGCGGGCACCAAGCCTTGGATTGGGGGTGTTCAAAATGCAAAGGCAAAGATTATGCCGAAGGCGATGAACACCGAACGGTCCGCGGATGCGAAGAGCCAAACGAGTCGCTTGGTTTTGACTTTGCTCCTAGCCTTCGGCGTTGTCCTTGGTCTCAGCTTGATGCCGAGATCGATCTCTTGCTCGGGTGGTTCCGTGAGTGGAAGACCTACGGAGTCCTACCCTTCGGAACATCAAATTTGCTTGATGAGCCCGCGTTTGTGTTTGAAGTCATCGACATCATCAACAACGAGATCGAGAGCATGAAAATCGAACGGCAAAAGAAAGCTCAAGCAGAGCATGAGGCGGCAATGAAGAAAGCGAGGCGAAGATAAAATGGCGCAGTATGATATCCCAATCACCGTGTTCCTCAAAGACTTGGCCAGCGATGCGATGGGCAAGGTTGGCGCGTCTGCTAAAAAAGCCCAAAAAATTGTCGCAAAGTTTGGCTCCGTAGGAGGCGCTGCTCTCAACAAGTTCGCCGTGGCAGCCACGGGGTTGAATCAAGGACTTGAGTTATTCAAAAAAGGCGTCGAAGTCTTCAGAGCCTTTACTGAAAAGTCCAGAGAGTATCGTGATGAGAACGACAAACTCATAGCAAGTTTTGACAAGAACAACGAATTGATTGGATCTCTTGCTGCTAGGATTGGCGATGTTTTGATCAATGCTTTCAATGCTGCGGTCACTGCGTTGAAGCCATTGATCAAGAGTGCTCGTGATTTTTTCGTTGAGAATCAAAAAATCATCGGTCTCAAACTCGTCGAATACTTCCGAGATTTTGCGCTTCTAATGGTTGGCGGTGTCGCCAAGTCAATCGTCGGTGTCACTCGCATCGTGACCTTTTTTGCGCTTGCATGGGAGGCGCTCAAAGCAGGAGTCAACACTGCGGTGGCCGCTATGCTTGACGGTCTTGCTGGCATTCTTGAGACTGCGGCAGATGCTGCGGATTATATTCCAGGCGTTGGCGATGACATCGCGAAAAGTTTTGACAACGCAGCAAAGAACACCAGAGCGCTCGGTGATGAATTTGAGAATTCAGGCGACAAGGCAAAAAAAGAGATCGAAACGTTACTCAACGATCAAGCATTACTTGAACAACAAATTGGCGACGTTGAGAAATCAATCAAGAACGGCATTGGAAAAGTTGCAGTTGCCGCCATGAATGGTTTGAGCGAAGCAACGGCTGGCGCAAATGAAAAGCTCAAAGACACGAAAGAAGAAACGAAAGAAACAACGAAGGAAACGAAAAAGCTATCAACTGAACTTGAGAAAGCGCATCAACAAAATCTGAGTTTTGCGCAAAGTCTTGGCGGTTTATACCAGACTCTCGGCAATTCATTTGGTCAAACTTTCTCGGCAATTGTCACCGGCACGGAGAAAACGGGTGAACTCTTTTCCGCTTTTCTTGGAAATGCTTTGACTGCCACCGTCCAATTTGCGCGAGACACAATCATCAACATGCAACTCGCAGCAATGGCGAACGCAGCGGCAGGTGCATCATTTGGCGGACCTCTTGCTATCATTGCAGCCACGGCAGTCGTTGCTGGAATCTTCGAAGGATTCTTGGCAAAGTTGCCAGGGATGGCAGAAGGGGGAATGGTTCGAGGTGGCACAGCAGGGCAGGATTCAGTGCCTGCGATGTTGATGCCTGGCGAATACGTGATGAATACCAATCAAGTTGAAGCAATGCGTCAAATGTTTAGCAACATGGACGGCGTTAATTCAACGGGACATTTTGCAAATGGCGGAACGGTTGGCGGGACGTCATCACTTGGCGGGGTGAACATCACGATCAAGAGCGAGGCACTACCGAATAAAACTGAGGTCGCCAAATACGTGCGCTCAACCATCATGCCCGCGATGCGTGACCTTCAAGCACAAGGGGCGATCTGATGAGCGTATCACTGGCAGACATGGCGACCTGGGAGCAAACCGCATACGACGCTGACAAGCCGATGATGGTGGCAACTAACAACTCGGACAAGATCACCAAAGCATCAAGCGGTTGGTTTGATGCGTACAATGGCGGGTCTGATGAGACAGATGAGGACACCATCAGTAATGCAAGGGTGAGAGCCTATGACCGGATTGGAGCTCTTACGGTTGCGTCAAAGATGACGTCAACACCATCATCGCCAGCATTCCGTCTTGCCTTTGGCTCTGATGTCACTTTTGACACGGTAGTTATCATGGGCCACAACTTCGGTGATGTTGACACCAGCGGCCCAGATATCACCGTTGATCTAGTCGCTACCGGTGCAGCGACCACCACAACAATCTCGGACACCATCACCGTTGCATCGGGTGACAACTCGCGGCTTGTCTTCACCTTCCTCTATGACACTAGCGGCGCAAAACCGAGTTATCCGCAGCGCGTGACACTTGGCACCAGCAATCGCAAGCTCAATGTCAGGCTTCAAAATGTAGACGGTACCACCACAATCAAGCCCGCCATCGGTGAGGTATGGGTTGGCCAGCGTCGTCAGTTGATGCACAATCCCAACTTGCCGTTTGATGACAAGAGTGAGACCGGGCTTGTTAGTGACTTTGCAAGCAAGAGCGGATTGACGCAGCGCTACACCTACCACCGAGGCAAAGCACTCAGAACTATCAACAAGAGCGTCACCGACTCCAACGAACTGACAGCGATTGAGGCGGCTTTTGATGACTCTGACGACTTTACCAAGCCAATTGTCTGGATTGAGAATCCATCACAATCATCGCCAGATGCTTATTTGATGCTTGCAGAGTCGCCAACATTATCGTTGCCACTACAGGGACCGATTGAGCGCGTCTTTGGCACGTCATTGATTGAGCAGCCTCCATTCAAGAGCTCAGGATCGTAGCATGGTTTTATCACTCTCAGCATCATTCAAAGACGCAGCAACGCAAGGCGGTCAAACGCCTGTCGTGGTAGCTGATTTTGATCTTGATGCAAATCCGTTGGGCACATATCGCATTCACAACTTTGGCGGCATGTTGAGCGGATTGAGTGAGTCGAACAACGCAATCTTGAGCAGCGTCACCAACATCTCGCGCAAAGTTGATCCAATCACTCGCAAGACATCAAGTGGCACGATGACACTTGAGATCGTTGATGATGGAACGATTAGAAACTGGGCAGGACGCAAAACGCTCTTCAATGCCAAAGTCTACATCAAGCTCGGCTTTGATGGCGTTGCTATCGGTGACTACCTGACGGTCTTTGTCGGTGTTATCACTGAAGTGTTGCCTGGCAATGGTGTCATCGTGATCAAACTCGCTGATGAGATCTTCAACCTCGAACGTCGCAAGTTCGGAGGCAAATTCATCAGCAAGCATCCACTTGAGGTAGCCAAGCAGCTTATTGAGTACGGTGCTGAGACGACTGCAACGACGGCGGCAGACTTCGACCCCACTAATTACTCAACTTCAATTTCTCACTTCAATATGACGTCGGTGAGCATCAAGCCTTACTATGAGCACATGGCCGACATGGCTAGACAAGCCGAGGCAAATGGAAGCGACACCGTATTGTCACCGGTGGGTCTTGGTCGCAGCGGGCGCTACTATGGCACCACCGAGTCAATCGGACACGCACCGACGGCTGATGAGAAGTTTGTCTCAGTACGTCCGATCATCGATGAGATCGCTCAATTTTGCGGTGTTACGTTCTACGTCGATGAGCTTGGTGCAATTAGGGCTAAGCTCTACGATTCAACGACTGCCAGTGTTCGCACATTGACCGCTGATGATTATGATGAGCTTGAGCAAACCAACGCTTTTGGTGGTGTAGTCAATCAAATCATCGTTGGCATCGAGAATTCTCAGCAATCGGCAACATATCGGCGGAAAGATTCGACATCACTGGCGACCTTTGGAGAGAAAACGCTCAAAGTCACCGCTGGGCATCTTGCGCCGGTTAGTTTGATCTCAAAAACGGTTGCATTCTCAAACGTCTCAAACTTCACGCTTGAGACTGATGGCGCTATGATTACGGGCTTCTCAGGACTTCGAGGTTCGATTGCAGTGACCGCATCTCCCACCAATGGGTATTTGCATACTCCCGCGACAAACGCGGCGCTGAGCGGCTCTAGGCTTGCCACGTTTGCGATTGCTGAACTTGGTGCAACCTCCGGCGCAATCTTCCAGAGCACCGCAGCGGCTAGCATTAACTATCATGATGCTGGTGTCATGGAGAGAGTGTCTCACTTTGCTGACACTGATGACGATGGCAGCGCTGGCGGCTCTTCGATTAAAGCAGTTCAAAATGTTCGGTACACTGTCGGTTATGTTGGCGGCGCAACAATTGCTACCGATGAGGCTGATGATCCCGATCGTGCCGATGGCATGGAGATTATTGATTGCACGATTCTCAAGCGCTTTTGTGATGAGACTTTGACCCGTTTCGCCAACGGCGCCATCACTGTCGAGTTTAGAACTTCACTGCGTCACGCTGACCTTCAGCTTGGCGACTTTGTTGACTTCGACACTGACAAGCTCTTGCTCTCTAGTGCTGACTTCGATGACGACTCAATAAGCATCACCGCGAAGTTCGAGATCGTTGAGAAAGAATTCGACATCACGAGCGACGTGCCTTCAGTGAAGTTCACCGCGTGTCAGGTTTCGCTCTCAACAGCACCAGCAGTATCGCTTGCCGATGTCGTCGATATCCCTGACGTTGCTTTGATACCGGTGCGGCCAACGCTGACCTTCATGGGTGGCGGCATACCATCTTTTACATTGCCACCGACCATCAGCAGCCAATCAAGCTCTTTTGAGATTGAGATTGGTCGTGGTGTCATGATGCGCGGTGACGGCTCATCGATGCCAGTCTCAACGGTTGAAGAGATTGAGCTGCCTTCCGACACCATCACTAGCATCGGTTACGATTCAGTCACCGGCGCAATTGTGACGACTGCTGATGGCGGGATTCAAAGCCCGCGCAATGCTGCACTCTCAAGCATTGAGACCGATGGCAGTGGCGTCGCTGGCACGCTTGATATTGCTCGACTTGGCTCAGTGGGTCCGAAGCAGTTGAGCGAGACCGTCACGACCGGCTTTGATAGATTGCGAAATGGTGGCTTTGAGGCTTGGAGTCATGCTAACGCCTACCCACCAGATAACTGGGCGATGAGTTCAGGGACTTGGAACACCGATCTTGAGCGCGTGAGTGAGAGCTTGGTGCTTGAGGGGCTTTACGCGTTGCGCTTTCCGAGTTCGTCAACGCGAGCATCAACGGCCATCGTGAGCGATTACATCCCAATCGCTGAGGGTGAGATCTACTTGGTGAGTGCCGCAATGAAGAAAACGAGCGGCAGCCCGAGCGGTGAGATCTCGATTAGTTTCTACACTTATTCAAAAGGCACCGTCTCCAATAACACGTTGCAGACCAAGGCACTCACAACGAGTTGGCTGCGCATCGGCGGAGCAATCGCAGCGCCAACCAATGCTCGCTTTGCTCGTGTCTTTATTGCTCGCACGGGTGCGTCAACGACGACTTTTGTGGATGACGTAAAGATGGAAATCGGTTCGCCGATGTTCTCCGCAAAAGCATCAAGTGACATCACCGTCACTTCACCAGGCACCACCCGCACGATTGTCTTTGACACTGAAATCATTGATCGCGGCTCTTGGTACAATAACAGCACGGGCATCGCCACTGCTCCAGTCTCTGGTGATTACCATATCGTGGCGGCTGTTGCTTTCTTCACTGGTGGCTCAGCGGATAGCTATCACGTTGATCTTGAGGTCAATGGTTCGCTTGCTTATCGCTTCGGTGATGTAGACACGCAGCACCATGGCTCAGCAGACCAGGCAACTCAATCGGTGCTTGATATCATTCTACCTCTTGAGGCGGGTGATACCTTCCACATTGAGATCAATGACACGAGCGGCGGGGGCTTTAAAGGCTCCAGCAAGATCAGAGCAATCGGCGCAACATTCGGGGCTAAATTGCTTCGGTGATGCATAGACACGGGGGTCTTATGTGCTACGATTGAGGTGAGCGTCGATGACGGTTTGATCCCCCCGTCGGAGCAGCCTTGATCGTAGCGCTCTAGATAATGGTTGCCGAATCCA